TGACTCCCCTAACCTACAAAAGTATCCAGACGACCGATAAATATTTTTGAAAATGGTTTTTTGAAAACCTTGAAATCCAAAAAAATTTCCCAGCAAAAAAATCATGGAAAACCCTTTTGGCAACTACGACGACATACTAGCAAACTTCGACGCATTTTGTGATGGATTTGAAAAACAAGCAGCAGAGCGATTCCTCAGGGGAGGTAAGGATGGATCAGTCCTCGGAAAGTACGCCTCTCAAAGTGGAGGAGATACTCCTAGTGCTGTCCGCGAGATTAGCGAGCCTGGAGGAGAGGGTCCTAAAGCTGGAGAGTCCACAATTGATGTACAAGCGTCCTACAGCGACGGAGAGGGAGAGTCTAGCGCAGACGCTTGATTATCTACATAATAACATCGAAGGTCTAAAGAGAGACTTTATAACGATGGCAAAGACAGTCTGATGGCAGTACCCTTCATAAACCTCTTAGCCCCGTCCATGGGAGGAATAGGTCCCGTAGAACTGAGCGATATACCGATGTTATCGGAACTCTCAGGTAACGGAGTCCCTTTCTACGCTGGGAGGTTTTATCCGAAGGACTCACAGGCAATCTTCGAGGGATTACAATTAGGTTTCTTTTCTCAGACCCCACCATGGTTAACATGGGAGGAGATCCAACCCACGCAGATTTGGATGGTTCCGATCAGTGGCGATGAACGGATTGTCACGATGAATTGCACTATAGAACGTATTGACATTCGCCCAAGGTCTACGAGTGACTATGAGGGATTAGATGCTCAGACAGCATTTGAGTTAGCGAACTGGGAACCGCCGATCTATGGTGGGGACGTGTTGGAGAAAGCACACGGTCAGGTTGGTCTTTTACCATCTTTCAACGGTAGTTTGGATCCTGGTGTAGAGATTGAACAGAACTTGAGTTTCATACCACCGATCATCACGAATGGATTTTTAGGTATCTCACAGATCACTGGGCGTTGCACCGAGTGGGGATTCTATGATCAGGAGATGACCATTATTAATGGTACGAAGTATGGTCAACCACAATGGGGATATGGAGGTGCTGATGCATTAGGGTACGATTACTCCGAGGTTATTAAATTAAGACCAGATGGTGCCTGGATCAAGCGAAACGCCGAAATAGGTAATGATGGGCAAATTCCTGCATTCAGTACGGGTTCATATGAAGAGTATATCAACAATAGCTACTTAGACACCGCCATACAGTCCTACGAGGACGCTGAGACCATCGGAAATGATTATTATGATGCATCCACCAGAATCGAGGGCGACGGCGTTACAGGCAATCCTAGAGCGGGTCTGATACAAGACATTAGACAGTCACAAATGGATACTGTGATCTATACAATTAAGGTTGCATGTACAACTATTGTAGCACCAGACTTTATCACAGGTCCTGATGAGTTAGTACGTAATAGTTTAGCGGCAGCAGCAATTCAATCGTTTGCAAGTAACTTATTGAATAATGTGTGGTATTTCTATTTGCCTGTAAGGTACAATGGAGATATCCCCGCCAGACGGTACGCCGAATACTTCAGAAAGGCAGGAATAAATAGAGTGACTACGGATCTATCGTAATATGGCAATGCCTATTATGACGTATGCCGCTGCGCCATACGGTAACCACGATATTCACCCACCCCCAATTCCAGTATTCACACCACAGACACCAGTGCATCCACCAGGAGCAGGGTATTCGTCTAATGTGTATATCAATGGTCTACCTGCAATGAGTACAGGAAATATGTGTATTCCGCACACAATTCCTATCATTCCGCCGCCACCTCCGCACGCTGACATGCTTTTGACAGGTCATGCGACAGTAAGGATCAATGGAGGCGCAGCTGCAACTGTTGGTTCCGTAACAGATCATGGCGCACCCCTGATTGGACGCGCAAGTGTTACTGTTTTGATGGGAACTGCGGTACTTGTTCCCCACACAGGTCTCTGATCTGTGCTATAATATTCAAGTCAAATCATTTTAAACTATGGCACGAAGCAAAGTTGGTCTTAGTGGCGGTCTGATGATCGAGTCGAAACCCAAAAAGACTCGTCAAGGATCGGGACAGCACACGAAGTATGCTGCATCTAGTCGCAATAACAAGAAGAAGCGTTATCGCGGGCAAGGCAAGTGAATCTCAGTCCGCAGAACTTGATGCGTGAGATTGAGTGGGATGATTTCGGTAAGGGTGGAAACCATACCGATTTCATCTATGAGGATTTTATCGACCCTAAAATTTGCGATGAACTCCTAGAGTACAATGAAAATTGCACGTATCTGAAGAAAAAACCAGGATTCATTGGTTATAGTGATCCAACTGGTATGCCTCAAGCGTCTGAGCGGAAGGTTTCTACTGATATGTGTTGTCATGCAATGCTTGCCGACACAGAACCATCACTTCAGCACTATATGACTGAACTTGATAGGGTGATGAGGAATTACTTTACCAAGTATGAGTTTGCACTAATTGACTGTGCTATCTACCCGATGTTCAATATTCAAACATATCCAGCGAGAGGTGGGTATAAGGTTTGGCATTTTGAGCGTACCAACAATAAGTTAGCACTTAATCGTCATCTAGTGTGGATGACATACCTGACCGACAATCCTGATGGTGGGACAGAGTTTTACTACCAGAGTAAATACTATCCAGCAAAGAAAGGATCTACACTGATCTGGCCTGCTGACTGGACCCATACTCATCGTGGTAGGGTTGTTGACGAAGAAAAGGCAATTATTACTGGTTGGATTGAGTTTTCATGAATTTAATTTGTAACTTGCCTGCACAAAAAGTTTGGGTTCGTAAAGAATACTTACGAGACCACCAGGATGGTCATGGTGAGTTTGTGGAGGGCGTCTGGGTTGCTGCAAAAAGCATACCTGGGCGTGCTTTTTACTTTGAGACGTACTTACCACAGTATGGAGCAATGTATGACAAATTACCTATCAGTGCGTTTGTACGATCCCCCGAAACCCCAGTCATAGACATGGATTTGGCGAATCTACAATTCTGGAATTGCATGGACTATGGTGTCATGGCAATCAACAAAGGTTTCATTGCTCAGATGGAAGTAGAGATCTTTACTCGTGACCATGGGTTACAGAAAGGAAAGTATCTGTTTACACTAGACAACTACCATGCAAATCCAGATGTGATAGATAATAATGTAAGTGAGACTCCACAAGAGCACAAATCACATAATTGTATTTTGTTGAACAATGGTCAATACGCATTGTATCCTAATAATAGGATGCGTCTGTATGACCTCTCCTTGACCCCAGAAGAACCCACATTCCCCGATTTCAAAGTATCTACCATAGAATACGAAGTTGAGGGTGGAACCGATTGGGGACGCCTTGGAGACACTGATAATTATTTTTGGGAAACTAATGCTGAACGAAAACTACGGACGGAGACCACAAATGGACAAGAGAGTAGATAAGGGCGAAGACTTTAAAAAGTCTGGAATGACTCTCATTACAGAAGTAGACAGTGAGAGGCACTTAAAGAGGGCACAGAAACTCAAGGATGTTAAAGAAGGCGAAATCTTTGACAACCAAGCAGAGTGGGCAGACGGATTTTGTGGCAAGTGAATAAATAAAACGTAGTCATATTGTATCTCCATGCCTGCGTTTCCAACGTTCAAGGATTTGAGCGTTACTTTTAAGAAACACCCTGTCAGCGATGATCTAGTCGTTGTCAAGGATAAGGCTGCCATCATTCAATCTATTCGTAATCTCCTCCTTACAAATAAGGGGGAGAGACCTTTTCAGCCTCAACTGGGGTCTGATATCTATAGGTTATTGTTTGAACCTCTAGATTTTGGTACTGCTGCTCTAATTAAACAAGCAGTAGAAGAAACTATCACAAATTATGAACCTCGTGTAATTGTAGACACTGTGCTCATTACTCCAGATTTTGACAGCAACGGATTTGAAGCAGAACTATCGTTCGTGATCGTTGGCAGAGAGGATGTACCCGTGAATGTTGATTTCTTCTTAGAGAGCACACGATAAATGCCATATACACAGGTAGCAAATTTAGATTTTAGTGATATCAAAGCCGCCCTCAAAGATTACCTAAGGGCGAATTCTGATTTCACTGACTATGACTTTGAGGGATCAGCGTTAGCAACGTTGATTGACACACTGGCATATAATACGTACTACACGGCATTCAATGCCAACATGACAGTCAATGAGATGTTCATTGACTCTGCTAGTCTAAGAGACAACGTTGTCTCTCTTGCTAAGCAGTTAGGATATCGTCCAAAGTCAACAACAGCACCATCAGCAAAAGTAAACCTTGTCGTTACCTATGCGGGTGCTACTACAGACACAAGTTTAACACTAAAGGCAGGAACAGGTTTTGTCTCCTCGTTTGATAACACACTGTA